AATGAGGGAACGACACGAATTGTTGTACAGGATTTTAACGAGGGCAAAACAGTAAGAACTACTGCATATGACACAGGAGATGCAATATTCACACGTTCTAGGGTAGGAAAACATTTATGTTATAGCCCCAAACAAGAGTATTTTCAAGCGAGCGACCCAGAAGTGGGTCATTGACAAACTTAAGGATTACGACGTAGTAGCAATAGATACAGAGACTCAAGGAGACTTCGATCATATACACTGTCAGAAAGTAGTTATGTTGCAGATTGGCACTGTAGACTTTCAGATAGTGATAGACACCCGGTATGTTGATCCCACCAGCATACTGGAGTGTCTTTCTAGGAAACTAGTAGTAGGACACAATATTAAGTATGATTACGAGGTCATTAAGTTGAACTATGGCATATCTCTTACTAAGGTGTACGACACTATGCTTGCTTGCCAGATTGAAGAGAACGACGGTATTCCACCTAGAAGAGGCCGTTTTACTCTGGAGTCCTGTGTAAGAAGATACGTGGATCAATGGGCCTATTCAACTCAGACGTATTTAGGAGAACCTTACGTTACCAAAAAGGTGCGTGATGGATTTCATAAACACGAAGGAGATTTCTCTAATGAACAAATTCTATATGGAGCTAAAGATACATATTATGCGTTTGCCCTATACCTCAAGCTAGGTACTAATCCAGTAACAGACTTCGAGAATAAGTTCCTGATAGCAGCGGCAGAGATGGAGCTATGTGGTATGCCGATCAATCCTCTTAAGTGGGAGGACATATACATCGGTAATAAGGAGATAGAGGAGTCGTATACTACCAAACTGAAGGAGTATCACGACATTAACTGGAACTCTCCTCAGCAGATTAAGCCTATCCTAAAAGGAATGGGATTCGATCTGTCGATGATTGATAAGAAGACAGGAGAACTAAAAGACACTATCAACGCGAAAGTGATTGAGAAGTACATGAGTGATCCATTAATCTACAATTATCTCCAGTATAAGTATTACCAAAAGATGTGTAGTACTTATGGGTTGAAATTCCTCAAGCATATATCGCCCGTAACAGGTAGGATACATACATCTATTCATCAGCTAAAAGACACTGGAAGGACGTCATCCGGAGATCCTAACTTACAGAATATAAAGAAGGAGGGCCCTTTTAGGGGTGCGTTCGAGTGTCCTGAAGGTTACAGCTTTGTTAGCTCAGACTATTCTAACCAAGAATTGAGAGTTCTGGCAGAACTGGCTGATGAAAAAGTGATGCAGGAAGCCTTCAATACCAAGGTTGATATTCACTTAGCTACTGCTAGAGCAGCATTCAATAATCCTGATCTAGATAGGGAAGCGCCTGAAAGGTCGAAGGCTAAAACACTTAACTTCGGTATTACATACGGTTCCGGAGCGAGTAATTTGGCTAAGTCCACAGGGGTATCTATCAAAGATGCGAAAGAACTTATTAAGAAGTATCTTGATGGGTTCCCTGCACTTAAACCGTACTTCGACGAGTGGGGGGACAGGTTCAGAGAACTTGGATACCTTACGATAAGTGATTTCACAGGAAGGAAATACACACCTTATTATTATAAAGAATATCTATGGTGTAAACTAAACAAATCAAAGCATCCTGCTATCGAAAATAGGTATTCGTACCTAGGTTCTAAGATGCAGCGTACTGCGCAAAACTATAGGATACAGGGACTAGCGGCAGAAATGTCTAAGAGAGCCTGTGTCTATATGTTAGAGTGGACTAATGTCTGTCAGCTTGCACTAATGGTGCACGACGAACTGATAGTCATATGTAAAGACGAGAATGTGGAACTTGCAAAAGCCGCACTGAAAGATTGCATGCAGCGAGCATTTTACTACTACTGTAAGAAGGTAGATATAAGTGTCGATGTAACAGTGAGTAAAGTTTGGAAAAAGTAACTCATCACTCTATACACAAAATTATGTTCAATCAAGTATCAGCAATGGGGTTCCTTCTCGGAACTATTGCAGGGATAGCGTTATTCCTGTGGTACATGTCCCGCAAAGAAGAACACAAGGGAAAACAACTCGGAGAATTGATCGGCGACTTGATCGCTGAGTACAACGTAAGTATCTTCATGGTGCTTATCTTCATCTTCATCTTCGCTTCCGCAGCTATGGCCGCGTCCGTAACAGATGAACGAAGTAATCCGCTAGCACGTTTCCTAGCTCACGGCGGTATGGGTTTCTTTGCTTTAGTATCCACCTTCGCTTTAGTCCCGAATACGGTTGAGTTCTTCCGGTGGAAAGGTCGTCCTATTGGGATAACGATAGCGTACTTCTTCGTTGTTTGTATTCTGCTATTCGGAGCAACTTTCCCTGTAATATTCAACGCCTACTCAATTGCCCATGCGCTGGGACAAACTACTCAACTGTCGTTATTTTTTGACAAAATCAACATTTTCATGACAGATGCTGAGTACTACTACAACATTCAGAAGAGCGGAATACTGGAGCGTGGTCAGATACCACTTACGTATAACGCCTTTCAAGAACTCAATAATATAATGTTTGTCGAGTTGGGCGTAGTCGTATGTCACATTGTAGCTCTACCTTACGAAGCAATTAAGCAATACATTCGTGGAGCGGAGGGGCGTCATGCGGTATCTACCAAGGATAAGTCGAAAGAGAAAGGTAAGGAGAAAGATGCGGACAAGGGATCAGGTAAGGACGATAAGCCGAAAGAGAAGAAGGGATTTGATCGCTTCTTAGCTCCGATCGTTGAATTCATCGGCGTAGACCCTGAACACCCAACCCTCAAGACTGCAAAGGTTGAACTCAATAAGAAAACTAATCAGAAGGATATTGTTTCCTTCTTGAAAGAACTTGAGGACATCTATAACAAAGTTATGGAGGCTGACGGTGCAAGCCAAGACCGCATCGCTGAGTTGAAAGCAGAAGTCGATACAGAACTCCGTGCTTTATTCGGAAGATCCCCTAAGAAGGAAAATGGCTTAGGCTTGGAGCTTCCTAAGGGAAACTTGAAAGGAAAAAAGTAGACGCCTCTGGAGTATGCAGGGTACAAAAGTGCCCTAACAGAGGCTACGTACCAGTAAGATGTAGCACTAATGGTTGTCAACACGAAAAGTGCTTTCAGTGCCACAAGAACATGGCAGAAGTCGTTTGCTCCTCGTGTGAGAGAAGAAGTGAAGGGCCTGCTAGGTGTGATAAGTGTCAGTTACCATCAACACACTTGGTTAAGGCTTGTATGAGACTACCGATAGCAAAGATGATTAAGATCTACAAAGGAGAGGTCGCTTATCAAGATTGGTGCTCCAACTGTTTATCGGAAACCGCCTCGTGGCAGACTATGGACGGTCAGTGCTCCGAATGTATCACGGAAGCATCCAACATCCGTATTGGAAAGGTTTGTCCAGATTGCGCTGATGACGCAGTACATTATTGTTGTGAATGTAAGGTGGTAGTGGAAACGCTGCTACCTAACATGAAATGTGTCTCTTGTGACGCAGTATCCGACTTTAAGGAGCAAGCGATCCCAGGCACGTCTATACGCCTAAGCAAATGTAAGAACTGCAATAACCCTCGCACGCTCGATAGTAACGGCTGGTGCAAAGACTGCTTCCGAGAAAAGAAACTTGGACTATTCTACAAGTCCCATGCGTACATGACGAAGTGCAAGACATGTGGTAATCCGGCTACAGAAGGAGCGTACTGTAAGAACTGTTCAAACGTTTATGCTGACTGCGTAGAATGCCCAACCGCAGTACGTAAGCCAGCAATGACGTGTCACGATCATAGATACAAGTGCAACTCGTGTGGAGACAAATACGATCCAGACGGATACGACAGTCTCACATGCGACAAGTGTAAAACATATGCCAAAGAACATAAAGAATGTCCAAAATGCCACTCACTGATGGATGATGGACTCTTTATGGGAAGTGGATTATGCAATGATTGCTACGAAGATGTGATGGAAGGAATAACTTGCCGAAGATGCAAGAAAACAAAAGGCTACACAGTGTGTACTGATTGTTGGAATGAGTCGTATCTTTGTGCAAGATGTAAAGAAGTGAAAGTACATGCGATAGAGTTCGTGTGTACAACGTGTAAACTACCATACTAGTGACAAAAGATACAATACAAGCAGAAGCCCTGGCAGCCTGGCAACAGGCTGGCCATGTTGGCTTAGTGGTATTAGGAACAGGTCTTGGGAAGACGAGGTTGGGCGGAAATGCTATAAGAGCACTACGCCCAACCTCAACCCTAATTGTTACCTCAAGAATACCGCTTATTAAACAGTGGCAGGAGGAAGTAAACCTTCCTAATGTCGATTACATGTGCATTAACAGCGCGTACAAAGCCTCCGGCTCTTACGACTTGTTAATAGTTGACGAATGTCATAGAAGTGTGTCTGAGTCGTTTAGGGCAGTATACACTAACGTTCAATACAAGAAGCTTCTATGCCTTACAGCCACGCTACCAGAGAAAAACTTAGAAGTTCTAGAGAATATCGCTCCTTTGGTATATAGCAAAAGTATATCTGATGTTTACGGAAATGAGGAAATAGTCTCTAACTACTTCGTATATAATTACGTAGTGGATATGGACCGAGTAACAGCATCAAAATATAAAATATTCTCTGACTTGTTTATGGAAGCTACAATTAAGTTATCCAAACTTAAGACAGACGAATTTAAATCAATCTACGATGTAGCAAAACATTACTCTAAAAGCTATGAAAAGAGCGAAATAGTCAGGTACTCTAAGCAGTATTGGTCAGCAATGTCCATGCGACGAAGAGTCTTGCAGAATAACCTATCGAAAATCAAAGTTGCTCATGACATCGTATCCAGTCTCGGTAGTCACCGTAAGTGGATAATAGTATGTGGCACCATAGAGTACGCTAAAATGCTGTACACTGTGCTCGGAGATAACACGCTCATCTACCATTCTGGTATGAGTACTAAAGAGAAAGAGGAGGCTCTGGCAAACTTTCGTAACGGTACATATTCTAAAATAGTTGCTGTCAAAGCGCTTAACGAGGGTATAGATGTTCCAGAAGCAGACTCCTTACTAGTAGTAAGCGGGGACTCAACCGAGTTGGAAGCCACGCAACTCTGCGGCAGGGTCATAAGGGCTAGGCATGGTAAAACTGCCGTTATGATTAACCTTTCCACTATTAACACAGTGGAAGAGAAATGGACAAACAAACGTTCATCACAATTCAATCCTAAATGGATAAATCAAGTTTCGCAAATCGTGCAGCTGGCTTAGGTAGATTAGAGTTATATTTAGAAAGTTACGGCAGGCTTCTACCTAAAGATAGTCACGACTTTACGATTGGTATGAGCAGGTACGGGGAGTGTGTGTTTTGTTACGCAAAACTAGCCTCCCATACTGTATATACTTATAATCACGAGGTAAACGCTTCCGGGTTTCCGATACAAACTGATTCAGATACTTTATGCTGTGTGAAATGTTTACAGGAGATTGACCAGATGGAGCAAGATTTGCCAGCAGAAGTTATACCAAACAGAGACGTTCCTATGAATGGAGAGCTTAGAATACGACAACTATTAGAGGATGGAGAACTGCCGAGGTATTGGTTTCAACATAATCTAATCTATCCTGTAGCCGCTAAAATTAGATCGTGGCAATGTATGTTCTGCGATGAACCTCTAACACATAAGGCTCGAAACGAGATTACTCTAGCTGTTGACAATTCACAGTATATGACTGGAGGGCGTATAGGAATATGTACACCATGCCTACAAATATGGACTAAACTTTTACCAGAAGCAGGATATGTGACAGATTCGTGCTGTAATTGTGGTACCAACTACACCATAACAGACTCAGAGCTTAACTATCGTTCGCACGAAAAGATTATGTCTAAGTTGTTATGTCCAGCATGTGCTGTACCTTTGGTAATAAGTACTGAACGAGTGCAGATGGATGACGAAGGGTACAGACGCTACAACATAACAAATTGTGCTCACTGCAACACTGACGTATCTGTAGATATGATGCTAGATGAACCAACACGTAACAAACTTTACGCTAATGATGGAGATTATGCTTGCTACTGGTGTATGCTAGAGGAAGCCGACCAAAAGTTCTACTCCGCTAATAGAGTACCATTCCACTCTCGCTCGTTCGAGAACACGATGCAATTATTTTATTCTGCCGCTAACGGATCAGTGGTAGTAAAGACACAACACCAAAAAGGGGCTGGCCACAGTGTGGAGGCCGTAAAAAAAGAAGATTTTATTGACTATTTATCATGGCCGGAAACGCGAAAGAAGAAACCATAACAGAGATAACGCGAAATAAAGCGAGATTATCTTTGATCCGACAGCGAGACAACAAGTTTCGCTTTCACATTGATTACAACAAAGGAAAACACACAGAGGGAGCGAAAGACTACACATCTTTAATGGAGTGTGGATTAGACGCTATCACACAACTACATAACGTACTTAAAGTACATGCCTGAGAGCTTAGTTCTGTACTGCAATGATGTCGAGTACTACACAATAACCTATATAGGCCAAGACACATGCACAATTATCTTATGTAGTATCCCTATTGGACCCATATCTGATGTAGTGTATGTAGAGGGTGACATCTACGACGGTTGGGCTGAAGCGATGAGAATGAAACACGAAGAATATGGCCAGAAACATTGACGATTGGGAAGTGCTAGTCTTCGAGGGTCCAAAACCTGTTCTAGTAGAACAAGGACATTGTGTTGTTTTCCAGTCTAAAAAGGCGAATGCCTTTCGATATGAAGTCTTTGGAGAGCATGATGAGGTAAGTGCAATAAAAGGCATAAGTAGGTATGTCAAGGCGCGGGGTACAGAAAATAACCTAATTGATCTTCTTTGTGAACTAGCAATGCTTAACGCTGAATGGAACAAGTCCTCGCAGAATACGAAATAAATGTCGAGAAGTATGGTATGAACCATAAACGAAAAGGTAGAGACTGCCCAATTCTAAAGTACGTAGGTAAAGTCTCACTACGAAAGTTTAAAGACATTAAGCCAGACATATATCTTCACGTTACAATGGAGTGTCTGGACAGAGGTAGCCGTACTGAGCCAGTAAACGTATATAAGCATTTTTACTTCGAGGAAGAAGACTGCGAGGACTTAGTAGAGGCTTTATCAATAATGATTACTAAATGCTACGAAGCTATAAGACTATATGGGAAAACTAGTTGAGTACTACGAGCTCAAGGATAAATATAAAGCAAACATTTCCGTTGGTCCTGGTGCACGTTACATTTACGTAATAGGTATTACTTATACCGTAACTAATGATGATCACTACATTACGTGGGAAGCACATCTAACTGAGTGGACAGCTAAAGAAGATACCATTCTATTTAGAGCAGGATTAGCTGACGATATTGTGGAAGCATTATCCACTAAGATGGAAATATTCGAAGAAGTGGTTCGTCTGTTAGGGCATAAGTACACTCGTGATGTATTCTCTACTGTAACCCAAATAGAAAATACACTATAATGGCAGCGTTGGAACTCATGCGAGTTAAGGGCTTCGTTATAGAGCATCAAATCTCTGTGGATAACGAAACAAAGGGTAAACTATTTCGACTGATGATATTTCCGATTGACAACATGAGGGGAGGTATTAATAGACACAGGATGCTGAAACAGACTGACTGGTTTCCGTTAGAAAATTTAGCGGATTATTTATCAGATTGTATTATCTTGTGCTACGAATCAGGAGATTATAAAACTAATAGAGCATGGAACTAGTAACGAGTATGGACGTCTTAAGAGACGCTAAAGACAGAATGCTTACACTTGACGAATATGTGTACGTATTTTACGGAGTGCAGGGGGTAGAGTTAGACCTACAGGTTAACATCCCTAAGCTAGTTAGGTTGGGGTACCTAGATAAGGATCTCGCGTTTACGGAGTTATGTTTTGAACTAGTACCTGACCACGAAAGCATGAAGGTTGCGAGATTTGAAGAATTCTGGGAAACATATCCATTGTCTGACGAATACTTCAACTTTCAGAAAACACGTACACTAAGACTTAATAAGCCTTATACGAAGAAAGAATACGTCAAACAAGCTAGAATTCACGGAGAGGACTTCATAATTGATGCCCTACGTAAAGAGATAGAGGACCGTATGGAGAATTCCAGCGGTAAGAAAAATTCCTTCTCATTTATGAAGTCTTCTCTGAACTACTTAAAAGAAAACGCATTTATGCAATATGCTTAAATATGAACACCTGTCGAGGGGAGTTGAACGAACGAAGAAGTATATACACGAAAGAAATACGGGAGAGTCCAAGTCACTACTGACCTCTAAGAAATCCATGAACGATCTATTTATGGATGGTATTGACTGGAATAGGATACTCACTATAGGTGGAGCGTCTGGCGCTGGTAAGTCCACTATATTAGAAGAGCTTAAGCGAGATTTCTGTACACTTAATGAGCCTGATTTCAATATATTATCGTTCGAGTTCGAGATGATGATCGAGGATCAATTAGCAAGATCCATATCCTCTACTGTAGGTCTTTCGGTAAAGGAGTTGTATACTAAAGGACATAATATTGATGGAGTATCGGAAGCCTTGGATAAGTATAATGACATGCCTATCTATTTCGTAGATAATGTAGGGACAGTAGATGATGTACGTGAGACTATAATAGAGTTCGTGCAGACTAAGTGCAAACCAGAGAAGAAGAACGTGATAATTACACTCGACCACATACTCTTAACTAAGGGTAAGCGGGGCGACAGTGAGAAAGATATTGTGGACCAATTAATGCACATGTTTGTGGAATTAAAAAAGTTCATAAGTTCTTTGGGAATCAAATGTTTATTCATATCTTTGTCTCAACTTAATAGGGACATAGAATCATCTGAACGCGTATTAAACAATTTATTACACTATCCCACAAAGTCTGATTTGTTCGCAGCGTCGTCGACGTACTACTGTTCTGATTACGTAATCATAACACATAGACCTGCAACAATATCAGGCATCACGCGCTACTACGGCCCTCCGACCGAGAAGCGCAAGCAGGGCTTGCCCCTGAGATCGGAGAATGGTAAAGACCTAATATACTGGCACGTTATTAAGGAGAGATTCGGATCGAACAGTATATTAGTTATGGAGGAAGACTTCAAGTACTCCAGAATGATTGAGTATGAACTAGAGTTTTAAACAACGAGAGAATGGCAACAGTAGTACAGATAAGTGGACTTGCAGGTTCTGGCAAGACATTCGGGGCTTACACCCTTAATCCAGACACAACGTACATCATACAGTGCGATAAGAAGGGCCTTCCTTGGGCCGGATGGAAGAAGCAGTATAACAAGGATAAGAAGAACTATGCTGAAACTTCGGACGCCAACACAATCTACAAATTGTGTAAAGGCGTAGCAGAGTCTAGGCCAGAAGTAAATGTCATTATCATTGATACGCTTAACTCAATCATGTCGGACTACGAGATGGGGCAGCGTAAGCAATCAGGATATGACAAATGGGCTGAGATGGCTGGGGGCATATATGATCTACTTGGCCTCCTTAGAGAGATACCGAGGGAAGATCTGATCATCTACGTAATGGCACATATCGAGCCATACGAAGTAGAAGGTGAGACATACTGGAGAACTAAGACTAATGGTCAGAAATTGACTAAGCTTAATCTTAACTCCAGATTGAACTACAACCTGTATACGCACGTAGAACACAACCCGATTACGGAGAAGTCTGAGTACCAATTCGTAACACAAAGCAACGGAAAAAATGAGGCCCGATCAGCATTCGGCGTCCTTCCATATAAAATGCCGAACGACCTGGAAGCAGTACGTAAGGCTATCCTAGAGTCAGAGAGTTAAACAGTAGAGAGAATGATACAAGCGAGTTTATTATTTGATAATTCCTTGCCAACGGGTGGATCTAAGATCCCTGTAGGCATCCATAGCAAAGTTATGTTTATGGGCGTCGTCAAAGACGGTTCCTATGTAGACATCAACTTCCAGAATGATTCTGGCCAAGTTATACACAAACGTCTATTCACACCAGACGGCTCCCGTCCGAAAGAGGGGGAGTCCGCAGCCGAAGCTATCGAAAGACAGCAAACGAATAACCTCAAGCACTTGGTGCATATGTTGAGGGTCGTTTACGGTGATGACGCTGTCCAGTCCATCGAGGCTCCGACATACGATAAGTTCGTAGAAAAATGCGTCACGTTGCTGAATCCTAAAAAAGGATTCTTAGTCAACTTAAAAGTGGTGTTTGACCGCAGTGGTAAGTGGCCAGATTTAGGGTTCTTCCCTAGTTCTTACGTGGAAGCCTTCACTGAAGGTAAGGAAGTAAGTCTCAAGTTCACTAAAACTGAGCAAGAGGCTATCAACACTAATAGTGGGGAAAAGAAGGGTGATGACGATCTGCCCTTCTAAATAAGAAGTGGGTGCCACTCCGACGTACTGTCTGATTGTAGAGTTCGTACTAAGTAGTGCGGGGTCTCCGTGCAGAGAAGGCTCTGGTACCCACCCCTTATTTTATGATTAAAGCAACTGACCTTGTAGAGCTTTCGGCAGATTCCCTGCTTAAGAAGGTTACACAAGAACAGATAATGGTTTACTATTTAGGGATGCAACTCGACTTGAATCGAGTGTTCTCTTCACCTTTTAGAGATGATGCAAACCCCTCTTGCGCGTTCTACTACGGTAAGGGTGGTAAACTATACTTACACGATTTTGCTGAGGGTAAATTCTATTCCTTCGTAGACGTTGTTATGAAGAAGCTTAGATGCAACTACTACAACGCTTTGAAGGACATACAGAAGAACCTAGAAAGCATATCGTATTTCAATCCGAAGATCACGGATAAAGTGGAGATTGAGTATACATACACATCGAGCAAAATTCCAGAGACATACTTTGCTAACCACAAGATTAGCAAGTCTACACTTCTTAAGTTTAATGCAAAGTTAGTAGATAGTGTGTTCAAGAATGGAGAGCTGTGGGGGAAATCCACTAATGAAGACCCCATATATGTGTACGAGATAAACGGTAGATGTAAGATCTATCGACCACTCACCAAGCTTAAGAAAAATAAGTGGCGTAGTTCCGCAACCTTCTCTGACGTATTCGGTATGAAGCAGCTTCCTAAAAAGGGAGTGTTATGTTTTATTACCTCTTCTGTTAAAGATATGATGGTACTACATGAGCACGGATTTCCGGCCATATGCTTTTCATCAGAAGGCTTGCCACAGAGAGGAGAGAATGTAGAGATATTGAATGCCGTAATAGAAGCTCTTAAAGGTAGATATAGATTCGTAGCTTCCCTATTAGATTCTGACGAGGTAGGTAAGAAGAATGCTGCAATGCTATACGACAAGTATGGACTATATCCTATGTGTACACCTAAGGTTAAAGATGTAGCAGATTTCCAGAAAAGATTCAAGAGTGTACCTACAAAGAGGATGCTCAAACGGCTAATATCTAAATCTTTAAAAAAGTAAGCGTATGCAGAACGCACTGCTAAGATGGATTATGTTCTATCTGGCATCGCTCACTGTCTTGATATTATTTATCGGGGCAATGACTTATGAGAGAATGGACTCTCTATCTGAAGCAGTTCAACTACTTCAGGAGCAGTCCTGTGATTACTACGTTATCGAGGAGACGCACAGCGGCACGAAATATGTGATGGGACCCTACCAAACGGAGACGATGGCCAACATCGCCCGTGAGGCTGAGATGTCCTATAAGGATGAGGGAATGAAGGAGATTCGCGTCCAAATGGATTGCGATAGATGTATTGAATGTGAGAGCTTGATCTGGTAGTATCAACTCTTCCTTGCTTCGTCGAGACAACTCAGCAAATACATCCTCTAAAAGTTCGAATGCCTCTCCCATCGCCAATAAATACTCTGGCGACACATAACC